AATCCAGCTCGCAAGACGTTTGTTGATGCTGGGTCTTCGTCTTCAGGAAATATCTCGTCTTGGTCTACACGACTTAAGTGTACTTGCGTTTCTCTACCTGGGATTCCAGCAATTACAAGACGTCTTTGCACAGACGTAAGAAACCCTGGTTGCAAATTGTTTATTGACGGTGATTGGTTTCTTGTAAAATTTACGCCGTCATATCGGTACATTGGCCTTGCTCTTGCAGCCAACTGAACTGATTGGTTGAATACTGTAGTAGAAACTATTGCTGCTGTTGGGTGTACGTCTAGTAGTTCGTGGTCTCTGTCAGACTTAAAGTTAAGACCAGAGCCTGTTTGCTCTACCCATAAAGCTTCGTCCTTACCAAAGAAGCGAATGTGATTTACTTTGAACTCACCTTTTCTAAATACAACTGATGCGTCACGAACTATTTGCCCACGCCAGTCTGCCGTGCCATTAACAATCTGGTTTAGGTGTTGCTCCTTACCAGTATCTAAAGAGGTTATGTCACGAGATGTATCAAGACCTTGAAAGTTCTCGTAAGCAAATACCTTGGTTTTTACCCCACTTGGAGACTTGATAGTGCTGGACATTAGTAGGTGACCGTTCCATTTACTGTATTTGTTTTTCCTTTATTGATGTTTCCTTTGTTTGTGCCGTCATCCACAACAGTCATACGTATCTTTGTATTGCCATTCTTCTGTCTCCACAACTGCCTATTAAGGGTTGTGTTGTATGTTGGTAAATACACGGACACTTTTTCACTGCCTTGTTGCAAAGCGTAATGATAAAGCAATCCTTGGACTATGATAATATCGTCAATCTCACGAACGTCTTGCAAAGATTCATAATAATCTATGCCATTTACTGTTGTTGTGGTGGTTGTTGTGTCACCAGATGTTGCGGTGGTAGTGGTTGACGGTGCGTATGGGTGCATACGTATATCGTCAACAACCATGTTTGCAAACTCAAGGAACATCAAGCCTACATCCCCATCTAATGTTCCAGGGCTAAAATCGCCGTAACGTCTTAGCGCCTGAAATATTAGACTCTCAAGGGGAGAGTTTTTCTCACGTATGTGAGGATTAGTGTTGCTTGTTTCAGTAGCGGTATCAGTTGTAACTGTTGGCATTAGCTTCCAACCTTCCTACGTACCCTTCCATTCATAATAAAGTGGTCTTTCTCAAACCTAGCAACGTCATCTGACATTACTTTCCATTCTAAATGATTGTCTGAGTATCGTCTAATTGAACGCAAACCAGCTACATCAAACATGCTGGCTTCTGGTTGTCTGCTTTCAAACCAAACTATTGTTGGCTCAGAAGCTTTTTTTGGCTCTTCCTGAACGAAAGCCTCGTTTACATCTGGTGTAGACGGGTCATCAGATTTGTAATGACCTTTTTTCGTTCTAGCTCTAACTTTTTTCTCTGTCATATTAACCTCTTGATAAAAGTAAGGGGGCATTATTGCCCCCTTACTATGCCTCAATCGAACTGTAAGGTCGTCCTAATTAGTTCTTCCTTGCAGTCCAGCCTTTAATGTACGCATGTACTTTGTCTTGCAAGAGTTCCAAACCACATTCGGTTAGGTACTCGTGCTTGACGCTGTCTGCGTCAACGGCTTGCCTGTTTTCTAGCAACTGAGTATCACGTCCTTCTAGGAAACGATATACCAAGAACGGGAAGTCAACAATTACCATAGCACTCTTCATGTGCGGTAACTGACGGAACTGCGGATGCAAGTGTACCATCAAGTCGCCAGCAAATGTAGCATACCTTGTTAAGTTAACTCCATAAGCACCCTCAACTTGTGTAGGCTGCCATCTATCCTTGCCATACTGCTGCAAGTGGTTCGCTACTGTTTCACCAACAAAAGCAATCTTTTGTTTTGAACCAAACTTAAACACTGTGTTGATTAGAAGAGAGTCGAAACCATCTTCAGTCATTGTACCAGCATTAGTACCACCGAAAGTGGCGTTCTGTGTCGCAATGTCTACAACGTTTGTTAAGCTGTTCAATAGACCACCAGTAAACCTTGTTGGTTGTGCAGTTGAACCGTTAGCTTCGTGCTTACTACCAAAGAACATAGCTCGCTCAATGTCAGACATGTGGAGCTTAAGTGCCTTAGTCATAGCCTCGTCTAACTTGTCACCAGTTCTTAGAAATGTGCTTTGCAAAGTATTTGATACTTGAAAAGCAGTCCTAAAAATCTGAGTGAAGTTTGAGACTACTGAAGCGTCAAAGCTGATTGCAGTTGGAGAAGTGTCACCTTCAGCCGCTGCAAAGCCAGAGATAAACAAGATTGCATTATCTGCAATTTGATGTGATGTACCACCAATGTTTCTGGTCACTGTAAGGGTAGTGCCAGTAGTATCAGCAGTAGCGTGCATCACTTCGCTTGTCTCACTGTTAACAATGATTGCGCCTTTTACAGCGAATTTATTGTCGTCAGCTGCGTCGATTGTAACTGATGTTGTTGATGTTGAAGCAACAGCACCATTCACTTTCAAAGTACGCTCTGGTAGTTCGTCCCTAAAGTTTTTATACTCTGGGTCGTCTGTTGGCTCGGATGAACCCATTGCAAGCATAGCGTTCAGTGGAGCGTTACCGTTTGGTTCCAACAATGTGAAAAGCTCACGGTAATTTTTTGGGCGGAAATCAGATGAAAACTCTCCTGTTCCCCGCAATCCTTGTATTGCTGCCATAATTTACCTCCTTATAGCATTTAGTTACGGTTATTTTACAGTCGAGTCATTACGGAAATTAACCATCGCATAAACTCTTTAACACATTGAGCCGTAGCGCAACTTTGTGTGTTATTAGTATGATATGTTATAAACTATGTACTTGTCATCCCTATAAATCATAATCTCCAATTTTAGGACATCTAAACCTTTTAGACTTGTACATAGGATAGCCTTTATGAACTTTTCTTGATATTTCGTACGCACGTCTTTTGCACATTTCCTCTGTTTTGTACGGGCCGTATTGGTCTTCCAGTACAATACAATACTCAGGATTCATTAAGTGACATATTGTCACAAATGCTTTGTACAATTATTAGCCTTGCATCTTCTTAGACATAGTCTTGTTAATCAAGTTATCCAAAGTAGAGCCAGCTTCGGCTGGTGCATTTGTCGGATTTGCTGCTGGTGTTTGACCTAGCGAGCCCGTAAATGCCTGTCGCCTTTCAGCGATAGCCTTCATTCTCTCCATCTCTGGACTGTTCATGCTGTTTTTGAAATCTTGCATGACCTTAATAGTCATTTGAGGGTCAACAAAATCTTCCATAGTAAAGCCACGTTCTGCTGCAAATATCATAAAGTCATTAGCAGCGGTGTCAGGTAGACCCAGTGCTTGTTGTACTTTGTCAATATTGTTAGCAATCTGTTGCTGTACAGCCTGTACGCTTTGTGCTTGTGAATTGGCAACTTGGTTCTTAGCTGCGTCTGCAACTCCTTGTGAGTTAGCCAATACACCACGTAGTAACTGTGATAGCTGGTTGATTTGTTGCTGCATAGCTTGCATGCCTTGATTTCCTTGGGCTCCAGACATCATCATCTCTTTGTACCCAGGTGGCAGTGAAGCTGCGTTTTCTTCTTCCCACTTCTTAAGACTTGCCTCCATGTCTCCAGACTTGACTGCTGCATCTTTCTCATAAACACCTGGCTTATCGCCCTGTGTGTTGCCCATTGTGGGATTTGCTTCTTCTCCTTTTGCTAAATTGCTAAGAATCTGAGCAACGTCTTTTGTATTCGCCCCAGGGTTTTTGCGCATGTACTGCTCAATAACATCCATAACAGGCTTATACTTTGCGTTCTTAAAATTAAGAGCGCTATACCTCTCAAACGTTGATTTAATTTGTTGAGGTGTTAGGTTTCTTTTTGTCTTCGGGTCACTTCCATCGCCAAACTCAATCTCATAGATGATTGCTTCAGCGGTCATCTTGTCACCTTCAGTTTCAGGACTGCCTTTCTCAGCTGCTTTGCCTTCGTTGCTGTCCTCTTTTTTCTTCTCAGGGGCAGTAGCTGGTTGTGCTGGTGTTTGCGCCTGATTAGGGTTAACGCCCATTTGTTGTGAGGCCAGT